TACTTTAGCCATTATGTTGTTTTATTGTATAAAGATACGAAAAATATCTGATATTACCTAATTAAAGTTTTAGTTTTAACTTAGTAATTTGCTTAGTATCAGTACCATAATCTTCTGCGATTTGCTTAATATGGGATTTACCCGAATTAGTTTGGTAAAGTATATGTGTATAATCTTCGGCTTCATCCAAAGATACTTCATACTTTTTTGCAACCAATTCGATTACCCAGTTTTCATACTTATCAGCTGATGCTGGTTTCATATATTTTAGAAATGCTCTTGTCTTTGGTATCAATCCAATTAACGCAAGATATGTAGCTTTAGGTGGTGCCTCTTGTAAGTAAGGTTGTATATCTGCTATCAACTCTATCCACTCCGGCTTCATAGAAAGAAAACGGAGTATCATATAGTTACTCCAAGTTTTCTTATCACTTTCCTCAAGCCCATCCCAATACTTAGGATTCTTATCTTGCGTTATTGCATTGATATGGTCAAATAATGTTTTTGGCATATTATGCTTCTTCTACTTTTAATCCAGCTGGTAATAATTCATTAAGAACTTCACCACAATCTCCACATAGGAATAATTCTACTGGTAATGTTTCATCTTTTGGTTTTCCAGTTAATAACTTAGAAATTCTACGGAATCCAAAACCTTGTACAAAAATCTCACCACCGCATTTCTTACATGCAATTGGTTCAGTTTTATCTAATTCGAGTTTAACTTCTTCTTGTCCTCCGATTGGTTGTCCACCTGCTCCTAAAATGTTAGCCATATTATATTGTATTTAAAATTTGTATAAGTGTTGATGCTGCTATAATTTCTTTATCAATTGCTATTGCCGATTTACTTACACCATCACCTAATAGTAAGATAACGCCTGCGGTATTATCCCCTGCATATTCATCTACCTTATCGTAAAGAATAGTATATAGGTCAGAAAAATCAGTTGCTTTAGAATCTATAATAGCCTGTCTTACTTTCATATATTTGTTTCTCTTATCATCCGAAGATTTTAAGATATCAACAACTTTCATTTTGTAATCATTCTCTAATAGATTTTGAACATCTACCTTTAGTGTACCTTTGTTTGAATTAAGTTGACAAGTATTGATAACCTTACGAATATCAGGATAACTAGCATCAATTATTGGAACTAAATCCTTAATATCAAATTCAATATTTTCCGATTTTAAAATCTTACTCATCTGAATTGCTACATCCTTTTTAGTTGGTGGAACAATTTGGAATGATTGACATCTACTCTGAATTGGTTCAATTACCTTTTCAACATAGTTACACGTTAGAATGAATCGACAATGTCTACTAAATGTTTCCATTAAGTTTCTTAAAATTGCCTGTGCGTTTGGTGTCATATAATCAAACTCATCCATTATAACAATCTTAAATGGCTTAAATCCCATTGATGATGCGAAGTTCTTTACTTTGTTACGAACTGTATCTACATTGTTTTCGTCTGATGCGTTGATGATGATGTAGTCACATTCAATAGAATTTACAATCAATTTTGCTAATGTGGTTTTGCCAGTTCCGGCTTTACCATACAATAACAAATGCGGTACATCACCACTTTCTAAATAACCCTCTACTTTTGATTTTAGGTGTTCATTACCTACATAATCTTCTAACTTAGTTGGGCGATATTTTTCTACCCATAAAGAGTGATTATTTTCTTCTTGTTTATATTCAAACATAATTTAATTTTTTTATTTACCGGTTGAACCAAAGCCACCTTCACCTCTATCTGAATCTGAAAGTTCGTTCACTTCTTCAAATTGAATTTGTGGATGTGGTATTATTACGATTTGTGCAATTCTATCACCTACTTTATAGAAGTTATTTGATGTATCTTCCGTATTTTTTGTTTCATCATAAAAACGGTCACCACCAAATACTTTGTTAAAAGTAGCTTGTATTTCACCCCTATATCCACTATCAATTACACCAACGGAATTACTTAATTGTAATCCTGTCTTTCTAATTGATGAACGAGGGAATACTAATCCTACAAATCCATCTCTAATTTCCATAGCCAATCCCGTACCATAGGTTATTTGTTCGGGTGTATCTTTAATAATTTCCGTTGCTACCAAATCCATTCCAGCATCACCATATTTAGCATAGGTTGGAATTACTGCATTAGGATTAAGCCTTTTTATTTTCACTATCATTAGTAATATTTTTAAATGCGTCTTTTTGCTTTTGTCTCAATGCTTTACCTTCTTCGCTTAACTCTCTTGCGAATAATCTAAATAACTTTCCGGTAGTTCCGTTTTGAAAAGTTATATAAGAGTTTTCAACATTAGTAATTGTAAAAATTACCTTTGGGTCTTCACTTTTATTTAACTCATCATCTGTCCAAGCAAATACTTGTGGTTCATCTTCATCAAATTGAAAACACCACTCACATTCTTCATACTTTTTTTGTGATAATGTAATATCACCAATTGGTTGTAATTGTTCCGATTGGTCTTCAATCGTTACTTTTTCTTTTTTTGTTTGTTTAGCTTTAGCCATAATTTTATTTTTTTATCTTCCTACTTCTCCTAAGTATTTTTCTTTCATTTCTTCCCAACTCATTCCGATAGCATCTATGTAAAATAAGTGTTCAGGTTTAATCCTACCTTCATCATATAGTTTTGTGTATCTACTGATAGCGTGCTTCTTCCACCATTTCTGAATGTATTCGTTACCTTGCTTAAACTTATCTTTAAGGATTAGTTTATCTTCAGTAATTTCGTTACGAAGGAATTCATTACCATTTTCATACATCATAGCGAAGTACACACCTCTCTTAAATCCGTGATGATATTGGTTTGCTTTGATGCCACACTCTTTGAATATCTTACCCAATATTTTTTGTTTGATACCACTTACAGGTCCATTTCTATCATAACCCATATTAGCCCCATTACGAGCTCTTTCTTCGGTAATGTTTTCATCGTACCATTCAGCATGATGTTCTTTAATCCATTGATGCCACGGGTCATAGAATTTATCATCGGGCTTCAAACTAATCTTACCAGCTGATTCACCTAAAGTTTTGAATAAAGGGATACCATTATATTGTGAATGAATACCATACAAAGATGTTGTACCTACTGCGATTAATACATTATCATACTTCTCTTTCCAATATGCTCTAACCTCCGGTGTAGTTGTCATCATAGCGATTAACTTACCACCTAAGAAGTTATAACCTAATGGCTGAGTACATACGATAGTAGAGGCAATAGTAGTGTTGTTTAACTTACCATCAACAAACTTATTATCTTTACTCCAACCAATGTAGTTATCTCTAACTCCCATAGCGGTTACATCGGATGCTAATGAAATCTGTCCTAATAGTTTTCCACTTACTCTATCCTTTACATTAATCTTTACATTTCTGCCAGGGTTTGCTGTAAAATCCATTGTGTGAATCATACGTCTTACCGCTGCCCATTTAGTAGATTCCTTCGGGTCTTCCACAATCTCAACGTAAGGGTCTAACGATTCAATTTCTTTTATCGTTAGCTCCTTATTGTTGATATCAGTTGGTTTCCATTGAAAATCATAGTAAGATGCAATTTGGGATTTAGCCTGAATCATTGTAGGTTCTTGTAATTCAACCCACTTCTTATACAATGTTTGTTCTTGAACAGACATCGTCATAAGGTAGTCCATATTCTCTATTAACTTTGCTTTTTCAATCTCAAAGTCAAAGACAGGTTTTTGTGGTTCAGTATCCCAAAAGCTCATAATGATTATTTAATTTCTACTAAATAGTAATTTGATATGTAATCTCCATCAACGAATGCTACATGCGATAATCCCTTAGATGAGATTTTCAATGAAGATGATTTAGAACCTTTGTTAGCCATTAAGATAGCTTTCAAATACTTTGCTGAGAAAGCGATTGGTTGAATATCTTCATTACACTTACAATCTACAGTAATAGAGATTCGGTTTGAATTGATTGAGGAATATCCTAAAACAACTTCACCAGCTCCACCTTTACACATAAAGGTAAATGTATCAGCATCAGATAATGCACCTTTTGATTTGATGAACTTATTGATGAAATCATCGTTAAGTGTAACCTCCGCATCAAATGGTGGTAATGCTTTTAAATCAGGTACCGCAGGAATCACCGATGGTGCTGCCAACATATATTGTACCTTAGTTCCTTTATCAGAGAACTTAACTGCTCCAGTTGTTTCTTCAACTGAAATTGCCTCATCTAATACACTCAACAATCCCTTCATTTGAGATGTTGTATAGATACCAAATTCACCATTAGGGAAATCACTTTCTGCAACTGATACATCACCCAATAGGGTTTTATCATCGGAAATCATCCTTACAGATAAAGTTGTAGCATCTGATTTAATCATAACGGATTCAATCTCACCTCCAAGGTTGTAGCGATTGATAAAGCCATCGAATTTACTTTTGTTCATAACAAGTTTAATTTATTTTAAGTTTATAATACACAAATATACGAATAATTTTCCATTCTACCAAATTAAAATGCGAAAAATTGTTCTGCTGTTTTTTGGGAAGATAAAACGGCTCCCCACCCTAATGCTCCATAGAAATCCTCTAATTTCTTAAGTAATTCCCTTTCAAAGATTTTATCATAATCTATATACATCCTAACCAAATCCATTATTTCTTCTGGGTCTTCATGTCCTTTGAACCCAACTGCATCTAACCCATATGGATTTTGTTTAAGATATACCCACTTAATCTTATCACCATCTCTCATCGGAGCGTGTTTAGCTGCACATTTGAAGTGAACTAATAATTGGTTATGTGCAATTGCTGCCTTAACGTGCGCCGGAGTTCCACTATTGAACTGGAACATTGCCCTATTATCTTTTTTCTTTGGAATGTATTTTGATAACTCCTTTACTGCTGAATTCTTAGCGATAGAAGTTACATCCATATTAACCAAGTCCTTTTTGAAATCGTATATCCTATCAGTTAGTACCATTTCAGTTTCACCTTGTAGGATTGAAATAAGAATACCACTCATAAACTTACGGAATTGTGCGGGGTATGAGGAACGAACCACATCCAATCCTTTAACTTGCAACGTATCACAAGGAATACCATTCTCTGCAATAATCCATTGAGCGTATCTTTTCTTAGCAATCCAAATACCACTTCTACTTACGAATTCTTTTTTGATTTGGAATCTATGTTTTGTTTTATCAACATTGAATACTTTTTCAGCCAACACATCGTAGAACTTATTTAAGAAGTCCTGCGTTTCACCAGCAATAGCATCCACCTTTTGTGCAATATCAGAATCAGGCAATTCCCTCCAATCTTTATAACGATGGTCTAAGATAGGTACTGCTGAAAAGAATACCGAATCCGTATCAATGTATATGTTGAAATCCTGTCCAGTTGTTCCCAACTCTTTATTGTATTTGATGTTAGCCATATCCGCAGTTGATTTAATTACGGTTTGGCCTGTTGTTGTTACAGCCTCAGCGTTATCAACATCATAGAAACGGAAAGCTGGTAATCCTAATACTCCATATAGGGAGTTCAATAGAATTTTTTGTACCAACTGTCTTTTCTTATAGAATGCGTACTTCTCTTTGTCACCACTCTCACCATATTTCTTTTCCAATGCTCTAAACTCCACACGTTGTTTGAACCAAAGGTCTAAGATATCAGGAATACAACCTACTTT